TCGGCGCCCTCATGGCCGCACCGCCTCGCGCCGGTAGGTGCCGGTGACGCCCACGCCCCGCAGGTCGCGCAGGTCGGCGAGCATGCGCGCCTTCGCGGCCTCCTCCGTGCCGGCCGGGCACATGACCACGAAGGTGAGCTGCGTGCCCCCGTCCTCGGGCGGCTCGGGCTTCCCGGTGACCCTGCGCCACTCGCGGTAGCCCATGGTGCTGTGCGTGTCAATCAGCGGCTTCTGCATCCTCGCCCCTCCCGTCGGCGCGCGCCCCAGGGGACCCCGCCACGTGGGTCATGACGGCATCGACCACGTCACCCGCGCTCCAGTCGTCCGGCGTTCCGTCGAGCAGTGCTGACGCGACGGCGAGCCCGAGCATCGCGCCCTCGACCATGTCCTCGGCACGCCGCTTGGTGGTGGCCGCCCTCTTCGAGTCGCCCTTCGGGCCGCTTGTGATGACGTGCGCGTTGTCGAGCGCGTTGACCGCCTTGTCGAGCACCCGCCTGGTTTCGTTCTTCTTCATCTGTCCCTCTGTTTCTCCGACCCCGCGAGGTCGGCGTTCGTATGTGTCAGAGCACCGCCCATGTGAGGAGGACGATGCCGAGCGCCCACACCACGGCACGGGCCCACTCGCGCGGCGTGCCGGCGAGGTCCTCCATGAGGTCGCTCATGCCGGCTCACCCCCTCCGGTGAACCTGCGGAGCTCGTTGCGCGTGACGCGCCACCCGCGCTTCGCGCCCCTCGGAAGGAGCACGTGGATGTCTCCGTCGTGCACGTATCCGTAGAGTTGGCCGAGCGGGATGCGGGTCATCTCGCTCACCTCGGCGAGCGAGTAGGTCACGAACTCCTCGGCTTCTGCTACAGTTGTTGCCATGTCAAGCCTCCTTACTTGGCTCGCCCGCTGGTAGCTACACCTGTCAGCGGGCATTCTCTTGCCTGTGTGCTCTAGTGCCTAGACCGTCTTGCGAACGTTCGTTGCGCAGATGAGCCAGTCGATGTCGCACTTGAACAACCCGCGCATCATGAGTAGCTTCTCTTGGGGGATTTGTCCTCCGTTCTCCCACCTGTTGACCGTTGATGGGTCGACCTGGAGCCTCTCTGACAACTCCTGCTGCGTGAGATGCTTGAGCTTGCGCTCGGCCGAAATCCTGTTCTCCATGTCCCTCCTTATGACAAGGATTTCTTGTACATGCAGAATACTACAAGTATTACTTGTTTTGTCAAGCAGTAATCTTGCGCTATGACATTATTTTCTTGTATAAGTACAAATAGGATTTGTGAGGAGGACCATGGAGAAATACGAGAACAGACTCTACGAACTGCGTGGCTCTGCATCGCAGAAGGAGTTTGCCGAAAAGCTCGGCATGACACAGCAGAACTACGCAAATTACGAGAACGGCAAGCAGGGTCTCAAGTCTGACCTCATCAAGAAGATATGCCGTATGTTCGGCTGCTCCGCCGAATGGCTGCTTGGGTTCGATGCTCCGAGGGGTAAGTCTCCTGCCACTGGCGTTGCCGTTCTCGGGACCTCCGCCATGGTCCCCGTCATGTCCCTTGGCACCGTCCACGCGGGCGACGTGACGGACGAGGACACGCCGCCCGAGGTCGTCGAGGTGCCTGCGGGCGTGGTCGAAGGCGAGGATATGGATCAGCTGTTCGTGCTCCATGTGCGTGGGGACTGCATGGACAGACGCTACCCGGATGGCTCAGACGTGCTCGTGAGACGCGACATGGAGCCATGGGACGGCTGCTCCGTGGTCGCGGGGTTCGATGCGGGGGAGAGCGTGCTCAGGGTCTACAAGCGCGGCGCGAGCACGCTCATGCTCTCGCCAGACAGCTTCGATGGCGGCTATGAGGACATGGTGTTCACGGACCCAGAGCAGCAGGTGATGCTGCTCGGCGTCGTCATCTGGTACCAGGCGGGCAAGAGGGAGGGGTAGCAATGGGACTGTTCAAGAGAATTGAAAAGATGGTCTCAAATACCAAGCGGGCATACGACGATGCCGTCGCCGAGGAGTCTGTCTCTAGGGTCGCTGCCGAGAAAAGACGAGACGAGCAGAAGCGATTCGAGAAGCTGTCTCGAGAGGCTAATGACGAGTGGGAGATACTGCAAAAGGCCGAGACAAAGCCACAGCTTGTCGTGCCGAACTATGACCTCACCGGCTTTTCGTTCGAGAACAAGGAATACGTATGTAAGGTCAATCTACGGTATGACGCAAAGACGGGTACGGCGTTCCCGGATGGTGGGTTCTGGTATGCGGATCGGAAGGCCATCAACGCCTTCTCCAAAGACGTCTTTGCCCTCGAGGACATGCTTGATGCGAGCCTTCTCGGTCTGAGGAGGCTGCCGACGCTACGAACCGACTTCTCCCTTGTCCATGGCGTGACGAAGGTTCCGAAGGAGCTTCCGCGGGAGTCGGTGACCCTGACGCTCGCGAAGCTGACGCCTACAGGAAAGAAGCCGAAGTATCCGGTATCCATAAGGTTCTCTGCCTACGAGCCGTCCTCCCTCGTCGCCAACGGTGACGGTTCGATTGGGACGGAGTCCAATGGCTCGCATGGGACGCTCGACTACTTCCCATCCGGGAAGGTAGGAAAGGCAGATATCTATTTCTGGCACAAACACATCATGTATGCGGCAAGCTTCAGGACCATCGACGGGGAAATTTCCGTCTCCAAACTCGAGTATTCGGACAACTCTATCGACGAATCTCGCTCCGCCAGCATCTCTTCGAACGATGGACTGACCATGGCTGCGTCGTTCGATGGTCCCGTTGTCCTGTATCACGCATAGGACACGGTCGTGTGGTTCCAGCCGGCAGGGGAGATGGAGTAGAGGAGTTGTAAAAGGATCCTTTACGACTGTCACGGAAGGCAGGTGTGGGTGTCGGTGACTTCGCAGGTGGTGACCATTTTGCCGAGGTCGACAAAATGGTCGTTAGGAGAAACGTAGGCAAAAGGATTCCCCCGTCCCGGTTGCAGCCAGGGCGGGGGACAGACAATCACTCGGAGGCGGTTGTCATGGCCAAGGATAGCAGAGCCGACTGGGGTTCGGTCACGGAGATCGAGCGCGGCAAGAGATACCGCCTGCGCTGGTGGGCGAACGGTCCGGACGGCTACAAGCGCCACAGCGAGACCGTGAGGGGCACCAGGCGCGATGCGTGGGACAGGCTCGCGGCCCTGAGGCTCGACCACTCGACCGACGCGCCGGTCCCCACAGTGGGCGAGTGCTGGTCCCGGTGGTACGAGCCCGACCTCGTGCGGCAGGTCGAAGCGGGGGACCTGTCGAGAAGGACGCTCGGCGAGTACCGCACGACTTGGGGGGCGCAGGTCTCGGGCGCGTGGGCGGACGTGCCCGTCGACCAGGTGAGGCCGCTCGCCGTCCAGCAGTGGCTCTCGGGCCTCGCCCACAACGCCGCCAGGGTGGCCGTCATCGTCATGAGGCGGACGCTCGCCTACGCCGTGCGCTACGAGGTCATCCCGGCCAACCCGATGGACGTCTCGTACGTCATGCCGAGCGTCTCGACGTCGGCGCGTGCCGACGACTTCGTGTGGGACTCGGCCGGCCTGTGCGACTGCTGGCGTACCACGCACGGGAGCTTCGTCGAGCCCGCGTTCCTCCTCTCCGCGTTCGGATCGTGCCGCGTCGGCGAGTCTCTCGCGGCCAGGGCCGAGGAGGTGTCCCGCATGGACGTTGGGGGCATCGCGGTCGCCGTCGTGCCCATCACGAGGCAGGTCCTGAGCACCGGTGGCATGCCGACCGACCGTCTCAAGAACCCGCAGAGCAGAAGGCCGGTCGTGCTCGCCGGCGATCCCGCCGAGAGGCTGCTCGGGCTCGCGGGCGAGGTCGGTCGCGGGTGGCTCGCCAACGACGGGTGTGGCCGCCCCCTCTCGCAGAAGGTCGCGCGGGACGAGTTCGCCCGCTCTCTCGGGGCCGCCGGCATGGATACCCACCCGTACCGGAACCTCCGCAACTCGTGGGAGACCGTGGCGAGGTGGACGCTCAGGATGCCGCCCTGGGTCACGGAGAAGATGATGGGGCACGCCGGGAAGGACGTCACGGCACGCCACTACGACCGCCCCCAGGTCGATGAGTTCGCCTCGACGCTCGCGGAGGCGTGGGCTCAGAACCCCTTCGCCGACGGCATCGATTTCACGGCTTAGGGACTATTTGGGACGCAAATGGATTATGCAACACCATCTAGCTGCCCGTTTTCTATACGAAAATCTACGGAGCGTAGCTCAAGATAGCGTTGCAGGGTGGGGAATAAGTCCTGTATCTGCATGTATGCAAACGCATCTTCGTATGAGTGTGGTTATTTCTCCGATTAGGGACACTACCGGGACGCAAAAAAGCCCCCACCCCGCAGGGTGAGGGCCTTGTCTGTCACGTGTGGCACGCAAGCGCGGTTGTCTATGACGATCGGCGATTGGTGTCAGACAACGTTCCTAGAACTTTTCGCTGTTCAGAGCACGCTGAAAAGCCTTGGTGGTGTACTCGCCCCAGTCTGAGTCGAGGTCGCACCAATAGCGAATTCCATCGGCCGTGTACCAATAGTAACCGAGGTCCTTGAGATAGCTTTGCAACGCGTACACCGAGTGACCGGAGAAGTCACCATCGAGGAGATATCCCTGGTAGTAGCCCTTGCGCTGGAGATACTGCTGCAACGCAAGCTTGGCGTGGTACGCGAAGTCGCCATCGATCAGGTATCCCTGGTAGAGCCCGTAGAACTGCATGGTCCTCTGGACGTCCTTGACGGTTATAGAACCGTAGTCACCATCGACCAGCAGCTCGCCGCTCTCGCCGTCGAGGCTGCCTACGCTTTCGGTGCTCGGCGTGGATGGCACGTCGGGTAGCGTGGCGTAGTCGGGCGCGATCGCTGCGACACAGTAGGACCAGTCGCGCACACGACGGAGCACCTTGCCGTTGGCGATGTTGCCCTCGATGGTCTGCACGCCGTCCCCGCCGAGGTTCATCTCGCACAGGCACGTGTGGTCGAGGTTGACGGGGTCGCCGTCACCGTCGTCTCCTGCGCGGGACCAGTCGAACAGCATCACGTCCCCCGGCTGGGCGTCACGCACGGACGCCCTGAGGCGTCCTGCTGCCTTGGCGTCGTTGTAGAGCGTCCTGCTGCTCGCTGCGGGGAGTCCGGCGCAGCTCGCCCCTGCCTGCGCGAAGCACCACGAGACGAACATGGCGCAGTACGGGACGCCCGTGGTCCCGAAGTACGGGGAACCGGTCACGCCGGCATAGTAGCGGCCGTACTTGCTCCCCTCGTCGGGGTCGTCGTGCCGGTCGTAGCCGATCTCGCCAGCCGCGATGGACAGCACGTCGCTCGCGCAGTTACTCATACTTGACCTCCTTCGGCTCCTGGGCGTCGGCAGGCCCGTCCGTGCTGTCCTGAGCCTCGATTTCCTTCCTCTCGTCGTCCGTCGGGTCCGCCATGGCTACGCCTCCTTGTCGGTCATGGCTGCGGGGATGTCGGTCGCGGCAACCACAGATGCCACATCGGTGCTCGTCGTGGTGGGGTTCGTAACCGCCGTGGTGCCCTCCGTGGCCACGACGGGGGTCGTGGTAGCCGTCTCCGTCTCTGTGGCCGTGGCCACGACAGGGGCCGCGGCCGTGGTCGCATCCGGGCTCCCGCCGTTGCCGATGGCCGCGATGACGGGCGTGAGCACCGCCATCGAGAGCGGCACGACATAGAGCGAGTACGGCGCCGGGATCTGCCCGACCGCAGTCACTGCCACGCCCAGGACGCCCTCCACCACCGTGTGCTCGATGAGCGCCGCGGCGTCCTTCCGGGCGCACCAATCCACGAACTTCTGAACCAACGTATCCATACGTCCTCCTAAATCGTGTCGTTTCGTGCTACTTCGTGCTAGGCCGCTCCCGTGTGGCGCGACCGCGGTGCCGGTTGGCGTCAGACCTCGCGTACCTCGAGCGCGTCGACCTTCGCGATGTAGACCTTGATGTAGCCGTTGATGCCGAGGGCGGAGTACGAGCCGTACTCGTCCGATATCGCCCTGTGCTCCTCGGGGGTCACCCACCCGCGCGAGACGTACTTGTCCACCTTGTGCACGATATCCGAGCGCATGGTCTGCTGCTGGGCGTCGAGCATGAGGCGCTGCCTCTCGTCCACCGAGTCCAGCCGCGCCACTATCTCCGCGTGCATGCGGGCCTCCTCGGCACGCCTGCGGGCGGTCGTGCGCCACAGCGCGTAGGCGAGGGCGGAGACGAGGAGCACGGCCATCCACGTGACGGCGAGCGCGTCCTGGCGCGGGTTGCCGCAGGCGACGTATGCGCTGGCGCAGTACCCGACGCCCGCCGTCAGGCCCCACCACAGGAGCCTCCTTGCCGTGTCGTCCACGTCTACCTCCTGCACACGAGCTTCTTGGCGGTGTCGTCCACTTCTCACCTCCTTGGTCGACCCGATCGTGCGACGGCGGTAACGCGGGAGAATCCTAGTGCCGTCCCAGGGGGAGGCCCTGAGAGGCATCTAGGATTCGGAGGTACGAGATGCGCCTAGGGGACTATGCGGAGACCTTCTATTGGCCCACCAAGACAGGGCTCGCCCCGTCCACGCTCGCGGGGTACGCGAGCGACTACGCCAACCACGTCCTGCCTCGCTGGGGTGACGCCGAGCTGTCCGAGATACGGGCCCGCGACATAGAGGCATGGCTCGCCCCGATGACCCACGCCCAGGCGGCGAACGCCAAGTCATGCCTGCAGAGGATCCTGCGCATGGCGGAGCGCGACGACCTGATCGCGGTGGACCCGTGCCGCAAGTCGATAGCTCTGCCGAGGAGGAGGGCGCCATACGTGCCGAGGTTCCTTGACGCCGACCAGGCGCGAAGGCTCCTGCGCGGCTTCTGGGGCCACCCCCTGGAGCCGTGGCTCCTCGTGTCACTCACCTGCGGGCTGCGGAGGTGCGAGGGGTGCGCGCTGTGGTGGCGCGACATCGACCTCCGCGAGGGCGGGGTACGGGTCGACAAGGGGCTCCAGGTAGTCGGAGGCGAGCCGGTCGAGTGGTTCACCAAGACGCCGAGCTCGGTGAGGACGGTCTACATGCCCAGGACCGCGACGCGCCGTCTGCGGGAGATTCGCGGCACGGGACCGCTCGTGCCGGACGGTCATGGCGCGCGCATGAGCCCCGATGCGATTGCCAGACGCTACCGGGCCCATTGCACGCGCGAGGGCCTGCCCTACGTGCCCCCGATGTACCTTCGGCACACCTACGTCTACCTCGCGATAGGGGCAGGTGTCCCCGAGGCCGTCATAAAGGAGCAGCTCGGGCACACGGAGAGCTCGTCCATGCTGCGGGAGCACTACTTCTGGAGCGGCAAGTCCGTCTCCAAGGACGCCGCCCGCAGGCTTGACGCGTATCTGCTCGAGTGATGTCCGGGATTCCATATCCCAGACGGGCAAGTGGCACGCCACGAGGGGCGGCGGCATCGCGGTCGTGCCCACGCGCGACTGCATCCTCGACGTCGAGCTGTCGCTGAGCAACGTGTGGGGATACACGGGAGGTGCCTTCTCGCTCGCCATCAACCTGCCGTCCGGGCTTGCCGTCCTCGCGAACACGAACGCGTACGGCTCCGGGGGCGACACCGTCGGAAGGCAGGTCACATCCAGGCTCGTCGCGTCGGGGGCCAAGGCCGGGCAGTCGTACTCCTTCTCCTACACGCTGGCCAACGGGGGAGGCTTCTCGGACCCGATGTGGATCGCGAGGGAGCTTCCCTCGTCGTAGCATTCCATATCCCAGACTGCCGTCGACGTTCCGATAGTCAGTGGGTGGGCCGGCACTGCCAGGGTCACGCGTGCCGGCAGTCTCTGCGTCCTTGAGCTTGCGGCCCTCAAATCGTTCTACATAGCCCTCGGCGATGTCATCTGTACCTTACCGGCGGGGTGCAGGCCATGGTCGAGTTCGGCAATCCTCGTGGCCACCGCCAAGGGCGCGTCGACAGGTGATGGGGCGGCAGCTCTGACCGTCACGGACGATGGCTCGGTGACGGTCTCATGGATCATCCAGCGCGCTCAGCCGGATGAGTGGCGTTGGATCGTCGGGCAGTGCGCCTTCGCCGTGGCGAGCTAGAGCGCACCGTACACCGCCTGTATCCGTGCGACCTGGATGTCCTGCACGCTCCCCCCGATCTGGCATACGCGCTGCCCGACCAGATTGAGCATCCTGCCGTCGACGGAGCCCTGGACGAACTTGACGTAGGTGACCCCGGTGTCCAGCCGGGTGGTCGTGAAGCCGAAGCCACAGGCGCCGGACGGCGGCACCTCTGCCATCCGGTTCAGCCCGTCGTCGTCCACGTACCTCAGCTCCAGGGCGGAGAACCGTGAGGGGTCTGCCGACAGCGGGAGTGAGCCGAGCTTCCCCGAGGAGCCGGACCACAGGAGCGTCCGGGATATGGAATCCTGGAGCTCCGACATCGGGGCCAGCACCGAGAAGAGGGGGACGGGCGTCCCTGCCGTGATGCCGTCGATCGGGATGCGGTACAGGGGCATGTCGACCGGCGACGTCCCGTCCAGGATGGAGCCGTCGCTGTAGGTCGGGTCGGTCGCGGTCGTCCCCGCCGTGCCCTTCACGACCACGAGCGAGGCCGTCTCGACGCCCGTGCTCGCGTCCTTGGCATAGCGCACGACCACCAGGTCGTTGCGCTTCGTGCCCTGGGACCCCGACTGCACCGTCAGCTCCTCCGTGGTCCCGGCCTCGATGCGCACGTGGCGGCCGTACATCCAGGCGTCGCCGTCGCAGACGACGCACTTGTTGGCCGTCGACATGGATGCCGCGAGCATCCTGCCGGTCTTCGTGACGTAGCACCCGGTGCCGACGATGCCCGCGTATCCCGCGCCGTCCTGTGCCGGCGTGACGTGGGCTTGTCCTGCGAACCCGGTGACGAGTGAGATTGCCATGACTCCCCCTAGGCGACAGTGGTTGTGGTCCCGTTGGCCATGAGGTCGCCGAAGGCGACGTCCTGCGCCTGGGCGAGCTCACGATACCTGCCCGAGCAGTCAGGGCAGAGGAGCCTCGAGATGCTGACGCCGTCCGCCGTGACGCGGCTGACGGCCCTCCAGCTCTGCGCCTCGGGCGCGTCCTTCGTGGCGTACAGCGTCTTCCCGCAGCGGTCGCATACGAACTGCGAGTAACCCTCAGTCTTTGCCATCCAATGCCTCCTAGGCCGTCCTGTGCCATGCGTACGGGCCCTCGCTCGGGGCCGACTCCCAGGTTCCGCCATAGGTAACGCCGGGGTTCCCGGGCTCGCTCGTGAGGTGGTAGCTGCCGACGGGGTGCGCCGCGAGGAAGCCCGCGGCCTCGGTGTCGCCCGTGCACGTGATCGTCACGTCCGTGGTCCCGTCGAATGCGGCCTCGCCGCTGACCGCGCCCGAGAGCCTGATCGTGCGCGCCGTGCCGAGGGAGGCCGCCGTGGCCACGTGCTTGTCGGCGTCCGCGGTGTCGTCGACGCTCCCGAGGCCGATGTCTGACTTGGCAAGCGTGACCGCCCCCGTGCGACCCTGCACGGACGTCACGGCCTGCGGCTGCGCCCCGGCCGTGATGCCGTCGAGCTTGGTCTTGTCCGTCGACGACATGAGCCCCTTGGCCGTCTGCGTGGCCACGGAGCCGGGGATCGTGACGCTGCGTCCCGAGGCGCCAGTCACGTGCCCGCGCGCGTCTATCGAGAGCTGCGCCCCGACGGTGGCGGTGCCGCCCCACGTCGGGGTCGCGTTCGCCGCGGGCCCGTATGCGCCCGCCGCCACGCCGCTCGTCGCGTGCGTCAGGCTCACGGCGTTGCCGGTGCGCGAGGCAGCCATGGGTGACGTGGCCGTGATCGTCTGAACGGCCGCGCCTGCCATCGTCTGCGCGGCCGAGGCCGTCGAGGCGGCGCTGCTTGCCTGCGTGGCTGCGTCCGCCGCGGTCCTTGTGACGGCGTCGAGCTTGGCCTGCGTGACCTCTGCCGAGATGGTGCCCGAGCTGATGGAGATGCCGTCCCCGGCGGTGTAGGCCACGCCCCCGGAGGACGTCTCGGCCGACCCGGAGAGGCTCGTCGTGGTCGTGGTGGCCCCGGCCTCGTACGAGACGGTCGCCAGCGCGTTCCTCACCTTGACGATGACGCGCGCGACCTCGCAGGTCGCCCCTATGCCGGTCCTCGGGTCCGTGGCGGCGATGAGGTCGCCGACCTGCAGGGCCGCCGTCACCTCCGATATGTCGAGCGTGACCGAGGAGCCCTCCTGCAGCTCCAGGAGCCTCTTCCTGCCCTCGGTCGCGAGCTCGTCTGTGGTCGCCCCGCTGTAGTCGTAGGCTGCCTCGCGCAGGTCGGCCCCGAAGAGGGTCTGGGTGTCGGAGACGTTGCCGTCGGCATCAGCGTAGAGGTCGACGACCACGCGGGCGGAGAGCTCGCCCTGCCCGAGGCAGACGAGGTGGTTGATGGGTCTCGAGTCGGAGCTCGCCGTCATGGCCACCTCCCCCTCGGGTGGCTCGACCGAGGTCGAGGCGACGGCGGAGAGGACGCACCCCGTGCCCGACCACGAGAGGTCGGGCCTCGCCCCCGAGGCGCGGAGCGCCTTGCGGATGCCCGACCACATGTCGCAGTAGCGGTCGAACCGTCCGGAGACCGTGACGCCGGAGGCGGCCTTCGGGACCGAGAGGAGCCATCCGAGGCCGCACCGGTCCACGAGCGCGGCGAGCATGGCATTCGCGTCACCGTCGTAGGTCAGGTAGTCCTGGCCGGCGTCCGGGCGCAGCACGCGGCTCTGGAGGACGCCCGACCACGTGCGCCCCGAGAGGGTGACCACCGTCGAGTCGGTCGAGACCTCGCGCTCGTCGACGATGCCTCCCCACCCGGTCCCGTCGACGTAGACGAGGGCCCCGGCCGGGGGGACGTAGCCGGAGAGCGGGGTCGTCAGCTCGAAGTCGTTGTCCTGGCCGTCGTCGCCCACGGTGAGGTCGAGGGTGGCCCCGGGGAGCGTGCCGACGTCCGTGCGGGAGGCGTCGGTCGCCACCACGTCGAGGTGTCGGGTCATGCCCATGCCGGCTCGGACCTCTCGTAGTGCACCGTGACGTCGAACGCGAAGGCGTTGTCGGTGAGCAGCTCGACGCGCCCGCCGGGGAGCCGTGCGAAGGCGTACGTGCCGGACCCCTCGGCCCCGCGCAGGCGCGAAGGGAAGCAGTTGGAGACGTCCCCGTCGACCGACACCATGCGTATGGTGCGGTCGCGCGTGTCGAGCTCGAGGCGCGACCCCGAGGGGACGGTCACGTCCACCTCGTGGCGGTTGCCCTCGATGACGACCCACGGGTCCACCGCGGGGCCGTAGACGACCCACCTCCACTCGGCCGACCCCGCGTCCACGACCGCCACGTGCGCGAGCGACGGGCGCGCGTACTCCCAGGGGTAGTCGCGTGGGTAGTCGCTCCCCGGCTGGGTGGTCCCGTCCGCCCTGGCGATCTGGTAGGTGACCGTCTCGTCCCTCGTCCAGAGCGGCCTCGGGACGAGGAGGGTCACGCTCCTCTCCTCGACCCCGTCGTCCCACCACCACTGGTCGAGCGACGAGGCGATGGGGATGACGCCGAGCTCCCAGCCGTGGTACGAGAGCGTGCCGCGCGCGCCCTCCTCCGCGTCCGCCTCGAGCGTGCGGTAGACCCCCTCGCGCTCCGCGAGCGATCCGCCGAGCTCGCACACCGGGAGCGTGACCTCCCGCGCGTCGAGGCTCATCCCCCAGACGCGCTGCCCGTCGTGCTCGTAGCTCCACTTGTGGCCGAAGAGGTCGGTCTCACCGTAGTGGACGTGGCCGCCGGGCGCGCCGAGGGTCACTGTGTCTCCCAGGTGGTTCGTGTAGGTCAGGGTCATGTCCACCTATGCCAGCCCCCTCACGATGCGTCCGACCTCGCGACGGTCGAGCGTCATGGTCGTGTCCGCCGACACCGCGTCGACGATCCTGCCGGCCATGGCGTCGACCCTCGCCTCGAGCCGTCCTATCGCGTTCACGACGGACTTGTCCGCGCTCTGTGACGATGGGCCACCGGCGTTGCCGGACGCCGCCATCCCACCGAGCATGCCTATGATGTCGCCTGCGAGCTGGCCGATGTACGTGGGGTCGCGCGGGACGAGGTACTCCCCGCCGGCCTCGCCGAAGACGCCCATGGTTGGGGAGTCGACGTAGGCGCCGTTGGCGTAGAAGCTGATGGTCGGAAGGGAGAAGTTGAGCGGGTCGAGGTTGAACGATCCATCGACGTGCAGGCTCGGCACGTGGATGTTCGCGAACATGTCGGCGATTTTTCCCGGGATGGACGCGAAGAAGTCGACGATGGTGTCACCGATCCCGCTGAACGCGGACGTGATGCGCCCTGGGACCCCACTCATGTAGCTCGCAACGGAGTCGCCTATCCCCGTGACCCCGCTCACGAGCGGCTGGAAGAAGGCCACGATGGCGTCACCGACGCCCGAGAAGAAGCCCTCGATGGAACCGGGGACCCCGGAGAGGAACGACAGCACCCCCGTCCACACGGCAGAGACCGTCTCGGTGCACGCCGTCACGATCGACGCGATGGCCGAGAAGACCGCAGTGAAGATCGGGGCGAGCACCTGTACGGCCGCGGACACGAGCGGCATCACGACGGAGGCCACGACGTTCAGCCCCTCCATCAGCTCGGTAACCCACACGACGGCGACGTTTATCGCCCCGCCGAGCACCGCGCCGATGACGTTTGCGAGCGCCGCCACCATGGGCTGCAATGCCGTGAAGACCTGCTGCAGCGGAGGGCCCACGACGGCTGCGAACGTCTGGAGCTGCTGCATGAGCTGAGAGAGGAGGGGCTGCACCGACGTGAGCGCCGGCTGCAGCCCCGACATGAACGCCTGATCTATCGACGAGAGCGCGCTGACGAACGGCGATGCGGCGCCGGACGCGCCCGAGAGCACGCCCCTGATCCAGTCGATGCCGCTCGACAGCGAGTTGATGAAGCCCGTCATCCCGGGCTTGATGAGGTCGAGGCCGTCCGTCATAACCCCCACGACCGACGCCTGGAGCTGGCCCATGGAGCCCTCGAAGGTCTGCGTCGAGGTCGCCGCCTGCTGTGCCGCGTCGGTCATGCCGAGGTTCATGATGGCCTGGTTGAACTCGTCCGAGCTGATCTCGCCGTTCTCCATCGCGGTGGCGAAGTCGCCCGTGTACGCGCCCATGTCGGAGAGTGCCTGCTTGACCTGGCCTGCCGCGCCCGGGACGTCCTGGGAGAACTGGCGCCAGTTGTCGCCGGTGAGCTTGGTGGCCGAGTTCGTCTGCGTGAGCACGAGGCCGAGGAGGGAGTACGTGTCCGCCGTGCCACCGGCGGCCGCGTTGACGTTGCCCAGGGCCTCGGCGAGCTGCTCGGGCCCCTGCACGTCGTTCGACGCCAGCTGTGCCGTGATGTTCCGGATGTCGCTGAGGCCGTAGACGGTCTTGTCCGCGTAGTCCTGGGTCTTCTGCGTGAGGTCGTCGATGGTCGAGGTGTCGACGCCCGCGAAGTCCAGGGTCTGCCTGAACTTGTCGGTGGAGTCCGATGCGGTGACGGCCTCCGAGGCGATGTTCCCCAGGGCGTCGATGGCCTTGGTGGCGAGGGTGCTGACGAACCCGCCCACCACTCCTGCCATGGCGGCGGCCTTCGCCGTGATGCCGGAGAACAGTCTGGTCACGGGTCCCTCGGTCTCGCCGAGCTTCGTCCCGATCCCCGACAGTCCCTTGCTGGCCCTCTCCGTGGCCTTCTCCGCCTCGTTGCCGAGATTGCCCAGCTTCTCCTTGAAGTCGGAGTCGTCTGCGGTTATCTCGAAGTTGACTGTGTCTATGTTGGGCATCCGCCTACCACGCCTCCCTCGCCCGTTGGACGAGCTCAGCCTGCGTCGGCGGTAACGCCCACGCCCCCGCGAGCCTCTCGTGCGCCCTCCGCGACCACTTGTCGACGTCCCCGTCGAGGGGAGAGCGCGCCGAGATGGCCGACGCCACGAGCGACTCGCTCGCCGCGGCACCGCGCCACAGAAGCGCGAAGCGCCACCAGTGCATCTGGGTGGCGCGGTCCGTGAGGTCGATGCCGTAGAGTCGCAGGAAGTCGGCCACGACGATGCCGGAGTCCGCCTCCCAGTCGAAGACGCGGACGGTCGCTCTGCGCGACATCCCGTCCCCGTAGGGCATCGCCTCGACGAGCGCGTCGTCGCGCCACGAGAGTGCCGCGTCGAGTGCCTCGCGTTGGTGCCCCAGCACGGTACGGGGCACAACCCCGTCGCGCGAGAACCACGACGAGAGCAGCTTGTCGCAGTCCCCAATGGGGATGCGCGAGCGCGTTCCCATGAGGACGTAGGACCTCACCGCTCGGCGCCACCCCGTGCGGATGGGTACGGCCTCGCCGCAAACGTCCACCTCCGACGGGGGCTCCCGCGTGAGCCAGTCCATGCGCTAGTCCTCGTCGCCCGTAGCCGCGAAGGCGTCCATGGCCCCCTGCACGACGGCCATCGACTCGTCGGACGTGGTCTGGCGTGCGATGAAGCCGAGCACGGTGATGATGCGGGAGAGGTTCAGGCGGTTGCGACCGCCGAGCAGCACGTCCGCCGCGTCAGGCTCGACGAACGCCGCGGCCACGATCGCGAGCCCGTCCTCGGCCACGCGCTGCAGCTTGGACATGTCACCCTCGATGCCGCCCCCCTCGGCCCGGACGTCATCCATCCACCTGCGAATCTCGATGACGTAGGTGAAGTTGCCGAGTTCCAGGTGCAGGACCCTGTCCCCCACCGTGACGGCGAGCGTCGGGCTCTCCGTCAGTTCGAGCGCGAGCGCCTTGGTATCTGTCGTATCTGCCATGCCAGCCTCCGATTCCATGTCCTGTGATGGGGCACATGGTCGGCCACGGATAACGCGAGGGGCCGCCCCGAAGGACGGCCCCCTGCCTGGCGATGCGTGTCCGCCGCGCTACGCGGCCTTCGGCGTGAACTTCTTGGTCGTGGTGTCATAGGTGCCGTACTCCCAGTCCCCGGTGATGGTGACGGTGCCAGAGAGCTTGATGGGCTCGCCGGAGTCGCCGGTGATCGGGTCGGACGTGAGCGTGGCGGTCGCGCGCTTGGCCACGAGCGCCGTGGCGGCGCACCTCGCGCCGGTCGTGAGGTCGTAGTTGAGCGTCCTCATGTACTGGACGGGGACGTTCACGTCATCCTCGTGCTCCGCGAGCTTCGACTGGATGTCGCCCGGCAAGAGCGCGTCGAGCTCGAGCCCGATCGTCGTGGTCGAGCCCATGACGTACTTGGGCATCGTCCTTCGGTCGAGGTACTTGGGCTTGTACTCGTCGTCGTCCCTCTTGACGTCGGCCTTGGTCGTCTCCGTGGCGCGGAGAGGGTCTCCGTACGTCCCGTCCGTGCCGGCGAAGCTCAGGTAGTGCTGGATCTCCCACGCGCCGACGAGCGCGCGCACTGCGTCTGCCATGTCTAGCTCCTCTCGATGTAGGTGAGGACGGCGATCATCTGGTAGTCCTCGGTGCCGTCCTCGTTGGTGCTGAACTTGTTCGGCCGCGCCGTGACCTCGTGCGAGTACCAGATGACGCCCTCGGGTGCCTCCGGGTAACTCCTGCGGTCGATGGCGTCGGCCACGATCGCGAGCTCCGAGATCGCGTCCACGCGCCCGCGCTCATCGCTCGGCCTGCAGCGCAGGTAGAGCTCGTAGCCGTACTGGTAGACCCCGCCGCCGCTGAGGTAGCTCCTCACGACGGCCTGGGTTGGCGCCGGCTGGATCTGGGCTGAGACCTCGATGATGGCGCTGAACTCCCCGAGCGCCACGGGGATGGGGGAGAGGATCCCCCCGAGCCATTCCTCGACGCATGGCGTGAGGTCCGTCATCTGCTGCCTCCCTTGAGCGCCTTCCTGAACATGGCCGCCCAGGCGGTGCCGCGCACGGCTGCGGCCGCGACGGCCCAGTGGGAGCACGTACCCGCGGTCGTGTGGTGCAGGGAGCCGTCGTAGTACTGCCTGCGTGCGTAGCGGCTCGTGTCCTCGGTCCCGCCCCACTCGAGCGTGGCCTTGCCGTCGGACAGCACGGCACGCCCGGACCTGTGCAGGGCCCCGGTGTCGTACGGCACGAACCGCTCGCAGTCCGCGAGGGCGTTCTCGGCGACGGTCCCGAGTGCCGCGTTGAGGTTCCTGCGCTCGTCGGGGAGCACGCTGCCGAGGTTGATGCCCTT